GCGATACAGCTTGATCCAGGGTGGCCTGCGGTCTTTGAAATGCTGGAATTTGACCCAGCCCTTAATGCGGTAGGTCATCACGCACCTGCCTTGGCCTGGTCCATGATCTCGCGGATCTTGGATTCATTGGCGCTCTTGGCGTTTTTGGTGCAGGCAACGCAGGCCGCGTTGATCACATACTTTTCGGTTTCGCCGCAGGCTTTGCAGGGCTTGCCGGTGTACTTGCGCTGGCCCAGTCGGGCGGCTTCAATTCGGGGGGATGCCACTTGATGATCTCCATGTTGAGTTTCGGTCCACACATTGTAAACCAAAACCCAAACATGAAGTCAAGCAGTTTTTTTCAGAATGATTCTTTCGATCTTTTCGGTCGTGACAAACCGGTGCAGATTGGCGCATTCGTACCTGCGGTATTTGATGTTGCCAGGCCTAGTCCTGGTTTCCTTCACGATAGTCCAGGTCTGACATACGGGGCACTTCATTCACGCAATTCTGCCTCCTTTACAAAGACGCCATCGATCATGCGGCCTTTGCGATCCTTGATCTCGTCGTAGGCCATCTCGATGCAGGCCTCAATCGAAAAGCCCAACTGCTCGGCCAGGATGGTGAGCACCACCACAGCGTCGCCAATTCCGTCCATGACTTTGATTTCGTCTTTGCGTGCCAGGCCAGCGGCCAACTCGCCGATCTCCTCGATCAGTTTCAGGAATTGCTTGTCGGTCGAACTGCCGGACACCAGGTTACGCTGGTGTGCCCAGCCACGGATTTTTACGAAGTCGTCGTAGGTTTTCATGTTGTGCCTCAAAATGGGATGTCGTCGTCCATGTCTGCCATGTCACCGGCAGGCTGTTGCGTTTGTTGCGTTTGTTGTGGTCGCGCAGGAGCGTCACCCTTTGGAGGTAGGTCTACCTGGTCCACAGAAAGCCGTAGGCGCGTTTTTGGCGTGCCGTCCTTGGCTTTGTATTCCTCAAGTTTGATCGGGCCGCTGACGGTCACGCGTTGGCCTTTGGCAAGGTACGGTTGCAGGCTGGTTGCCCGCTTACCCCACAATGCGCAGTCGACCCACATGGTTTCGGGTTTGTCTTTGGTGCCAATGGCCACGCCGATGGCAAAGTTCAGGATGTTGTCGCCGTTGTGCTGGCGCAGTTCGGGGTCACGCCCCAGGTTGCCGGTCAGTATTGCAATGTTCATTCGTTGGATTCCTTCGAAATTTGGACGCGTACGAAACCACCGATCTGCCCCGCGTCCACTCGTGCAGTCAGTGTTGTGAATTGTTTGTCGTTGATCTTGAGTGCATCAGCGACGCCATCAAGGCCAGACTTCATCCTGGCCACCAGGTTGTCTCGATCGTAACTGCGCCGGTCAGGCGGAACGAACTCGAGCACCAGGTGCAGGTTGCCAGCAGGCACCAGGTCAGTCCTGATGCGGTACTGCTCGAGCGTCAACGCCCAGCAGGCTTCGCGGTATGCCGCCTTGACCTTTGACACCTTGGCCCAATGCAGGCGCTTGTTGGGTGAAAGGTCAGAGGGTGGCCAACCCAGGATGAGTTCAATCATTGACTTCGCGCCCAAACACGATGTCGTGCGCAGTGATGTCGATGCCGCGCTCCCAGGCTAATTCCAGGAGGCGACGCTGTACGGCGGTCGGCACGATGCCAGACTTTTGCCAGCGAGACACTGCGGCAGGATCGCGGTTGAGGGCGCGGGCGAGTTTTCGTACCCCGCCAAACATGTCGATGGCCAGTTCAACTGGCGATGTGTGATTGATGGTGTTGTTCATCCCTCAATGATGACACAGGCGCAACACCTTGTGAACCCTTGATTTACCTGGGCGGAACGAATACCCACATAAATCACTCGGAATAGGTATTGCGTTGTGGATATGTGTTGATGTAAGATCACCACATCGGACGAAAAAACGATACCGCATTCAGCACCGAGCGATGGCCACCTGGCCTGACAGAGTTCGCTAAATGGCCGTGACGACATTTTGGGAAAGATCCGGACGCAGGCTTATTAACCCAACGCCTGCACCCTTTAACTGTTTAGACGATGGAGAGAATCATGACTGCAATCAACACCACCCCCGCTTCTGCTGACGAACTCGGCACACTGCTTGCCCAGATCGCCACGCTCACCAGGCAAGCCGACGCCCTCAAGGACGCCATGAAAGACCTGGCCAGCAAAGGCGGTCCCACAGTATTCGAAGGCGCTTTGTTCAAGTCGACTTATGTCGAAGCTGACCGCGCTGTCACCGACTGGAAAAAGTTGGCCAAGGAGCAGGGCATCTCTGCCGACACCATCGCGTCGTACACCAGCACCACCGCTGTGTTCAGCATCAAGACCACAGCACGATGATTCAGTACGGCATCTTGGATGACGACGGCGCCGTGGTGCGCTGGGTCTGGGACAAGCCGTCCTACCCGCACATCACACGCAAAGTGCCTCGTCGCCGCAAACCCAAATTCGACATCAGCACCCTACCCGACGCACCGTTTTAAGGAGAACGCTATGACCATTTACCGCGCATGGATCAACCAACCAAGCACTTTACAACCATTAAATAAGTTGCATGGACAGCGATGCATCGTGCATGACACCGGAGATCAATCGGTCACTTTGTACTTTACAGATGGCAATGTGCATTCAATGACTGCACTTCGCCAGTGCATTTCTCGCATTCATTTATCCGCCGCAACCGCTTAAGGAGATCACCATGGATTCATACACAGCAACCGGCATCGCAGAAGGCTTCATCGAGGCCGACTCAGAGGACCAAGTCATCGAGGCTTGGCAGACATTGATTGACACAGGCTTGGCCTGGCAACTGCAAGGCTGGTTTGGCCGTCAGGCCCAGCGCCTGATCGAGGATGGGTACTGCCTGCCCGCAGAAGAAAGCCGCCTGCTACGGGCCGCAAAAGCCCTGGGCAAGATCGAGTTCGTCAAGGTGGGGGCTTGATTATGTGGTTCACATCTTCACACGGCACGATCGAAATCGAGATGACCATGGCGCAGGCCGAGTCAGCATCACACCAGGGCCAATGCGACGACGATGTCTTGGCGCTGTCGCAAAACCGCAAGATCCGCCGCCAGTTGGAGGCCATCGATCCGGCGGCATTGCGCAAAGAGTTGGCCGAGTACGGCGCCTGGGATGAGCAGGAACTGGCGGACCACGCGCAGAACCTTCAGCGCATTCTTTGGATCGCGGCAGGCGACATTGTCGAAAATAGTCGTTGACACTGCATCAACGATCTGGAGTATAATTTCAACACATCACCACAAGGAGATACAAATGGCAGACATCAGCATCCACAATACCAAGTCAATCGTCATCAGCGAAGTTCGCGAGATCAATGGCAACACTCCGCTGTACACGAGAGACATCACCATCACCGACGCCAGTGGCCACGAAGTTGTGATCACATGCTTTTCAACCAGCGAGGAAGCTGAAGAATTGCGGGTAATGCTGTGAAGCGCAACAACTACATCGCCGAGATCGAGCACCGCGTTTGCGGCATCCCTTGCATCATCGGCGTCACCGATTACGAGGGCTACACACCCGCGTATACCTCCGGCCCACCAGAGAACTGCTACCCGGCAGAGGGTGGGTCCGGGGACTTTGAGATCCTGGACCGCAAAGGCTACCGCGCCAAGTGGCTTGAGAAAAAACTCACAGCGCGAGATGAGGACGCGATCCAGGAATTGATTTATGACCACATGGAGAATGACTGATGACTATTCAAAGAATCGAAATTGAGAGTGAAAAGCAGTGGCTTGCCGAGCGGGCCAAGGATGTGACCAGCACCGAGGTGTCGGCCTTGTTTGGCTTGTCGCCTTACCTGACCGAGTTCGAATTGTTTCACCAAAAGCGCGACGGCGTGACCGTCAAGTTCGAACCCAACGAGCGCATGAAGTGGGGCAACCGCCTGGAGTCGGCCATCGCGCACGGCGCCGCCGAGGACATGGGCTGGAACATTGCCAAGTTCAATGTGTACATGCGCGACCAGGCCGCACGCATCGGGTCCAGCTTTGACTTTGAGATCAAGTCCAGCGCCAATGGCCCGGGCATTCTTGAGGTTAAGAATGTCGACTGGGTGCAATATCAGAAGTCATGGATCGACGACGGCAACGGCAACATCGAGGCGCCCGAGCACATCGAGTTGCAGGTCCAGCATCAAATGGAAATTGCCGATTACGACTGGTGCGCAATCGTGGCGCTTGTCGGTGGCAACGAGCAAAAGATAGTCCTCCGAAATCGCGATCGGGACATTGGCAAAAGTATACGCGAACGCACCAGCGAGTTCTGGAATCTCGTGCAGTCCAACACCGCGCCATCAGCCGATTACACACGCGACGCTGAGTTCATCATCAAGCAGTTGCGCAACGGCGCAGACGAGGGCTTGGTGGCCGAGGCTGACCGTGAACTCGAGGACATGATCAAGCAGTTTGAATTCGTGCGCAAAGAGGCCAGCGATCTGGAAAAGATCAAGGACCAAAAGCGTGCAGAGATCCTGGAGCGCATTGGCCGCGCCAGCAAAGTTCTCACCAGTTTTGGCTCGCTATCGACGGGGCAAGTCAAAGGCCGATCAGGCACTCTCATCACGCCTGAGATGGTCGGCACAGTCATCGGTGCAACCGAGGGCTACCGCAGTTTCCGTTTTTATCCCAAGAAGGAGAAGTAAACCATGGCAACCGAGCAACGCATTTACAAAGTCGTCAGCAATGACAAAGCATACTTGGTCCAGGCCATCAGC